AGGATGATCCGACCATCACCAGAAGTTATTAAGGCTTTAGCTACGGTAGTACGCCAATATCCTGACGTTATTAAGTTCGTCGAGGAATGGCGTATGCACGAGTTGGAGCAGCTACCACACGTCACACAGAATACGACACTTGCACAGGGGCGGTGTCAAGTTCTGACAGAACTTTTAAAGTTCATGAAAGAGTCCCCGGAAACTGCAGCAAAGTCAAAATGACAGCTGTTAATTACGCACACCGATAGGAGCGATTATGTCAATACCAAAGCAAGTTCAGAAACAATCAGAGGAAGTACAAGAGTTGTACAAGCAGATTAACGGAGAAACAGAAGAAGCACAGGCAAATGCCGAGGCTACTCCTGCAGAGGCTGTTAATGATGTGGCAGAACCTACAACTTCCGACAGTGTAGAAGAACAAGCACCTCAGTCTGAGCCACAAGAGCAAGTGGAGTCAGGCGACCAAGAACCGAAACAAGATGACTGGCAACAGAAGTACAGATCGTTGCAAGGGATGTATAATGCCGATGTTCCTAGGCTTAATGCCGAGAACAGAGACCTTTCTTCCCGTGTGTCTCAACTAGAAGGACTGCTAAGCTCAATGCAAGAACCTACTCAACAAACACCAGCTGTAGCTGAAAAGCTAATTACAGATGATGATGTTAAAGAGTACGGCGAATCCATTGCTGTTATGCGGAAAGCAGCTCGTGAGGAAGTAGCTCAAGAGATTGCACAGTTAAGACAACAAGTTGGACAACTTCAAGGTGTTTTACCTCAAGTACAGCAGGTACAAGCACAACAGAAGAAGTCTGGCGAACAAACGTTCTGGAGCACTATTGCTAGCGAAGTACCGAATTGGAGTGATATTAACAACGATCCTGATTTTCAATCATGGTTGTTAGCGATTGATCCACTAACTGGTATTAGCCGACAGACTTATCTAGAAGATGCACAAAAAAATCTGGATTCAAGTCGAGTGGTCAACTTTTTTAGAACTTGGGAAGGGGCCAATGGTACGACTAATACTGCTCAAGTTGACCGTAGTTCTGAACAATCTCAGTTACAGAAGCAAGTTGCTCCGGGGCGAAGCCGGAACAATGGCGTAAAAGCTTCTGGACAGAACCGAACATATACCCCGAATGATATTCAAGAATTTTATGCTGATGTCAGGAAAGGTAAATATAAGGGGCGAGATGATGAACGAGGTCGAATCGAACGTGACATTTTTGCTGCACAGCAAGAAGGTCGCATTAACGTTGCTTAATTAACAAATAGGAGGTCATTATGGCTTACGCAACATCATCCGGGCATCCGCAGTATACCGGGAATTTTATTCCTGAGATATGGTCGGGTAAGCTCATTGAGAATTTCTACGATGCTACGGTATTGTCAGCAATCTCAAACACTGATTACGAGGGTGAAATTAGAAATATGGGCGATACCGTCAATATTCGAACCACTCCCGAAATCACAATTCAAACCTATGTTAAGGGTCAAACTCTATCCGTAGAGAATCCTGACAAGGCTAAACTACAACTCGTAATTGATAAAGGTGAATACTTTGCCTGCGTTGAAGACGATGTTGACCAAGTGCAGACAGACATGAATCTAATGGACATGTGGTCTAAAGACGCTTCCGAGCGAATGAAGATCAAAATTGACCAAAGGGTTTTGGCTGATGTTCTGACTGGTGTATCTGCAAACAACAAAGGTCAAACAGCTGGAGCAATCTCTGGTAATATTGATCTTGGTGTAGCAGGTACTCCCGAAGCGCTTACTACTTCAAACGTGATTGGTAAGATCGTAGACATGGGAACAGTTCTTGACGAAGCCAACTGTCCTGAGCAGAATCGTTTTCTTGTGATTCCTGCTAAGATGGCTGGTCTAATCAAGCAATCAGACCTTAAAGATGCGTCTATCACTGGTGACGGAAGTACACCATTGAGAAACGGCCGTCTTGGTATGATTGACAGGTTTACTGTTTACGTTTCTCACAACCTCGTAAAAAGTGGTAATGAGTTCAGCGTTATCGGTGGTCACACAATGGGCTTCACATTTGCATCTCAGATGACAAATATGGAAACCATTCGTTCTGAAACAACTTTTGGTAACATCATTCGTGGTCTTCAAGTGTACGGCTATAAAGTCGTTAAGCCTGAAGCTCTTGCGACAATGATCGTTACAGTATAAGGGGGTAAATCATGGCTACTTATAACGATGGTAAAGGATACAAACTTGGTACTGGTGCAGCACACGTTGCTAAAGGCATCAATAAAGTTTCATCCATTAGCGTGGACTTGAACTTTGCGACTATCACTACTGAGAGGGCAGCAGCTGGTCTGACTGCACTTACAAGTGCTGATATTCTTGAAGTAATCAGGGTTCCTGCAAACACATACGTCACTAGCGTGGCTCTGAATGTGACAACTGCCGAAGGCGGAACACTGACTGTTGATGTCGGTGATGGCGATAACCCAGATGGATACATTGATGGTGTTAACGCTAATGCTACAGCAGCATATCTTACTGTTGCTGGAACAGACGCTTACGAGTCTGGCAAGTATTACACAGCAGCTGATACGATTGACATTGTTCTTAACAATGCTGCAGATGCAGCGGTTATGACTTTGACAGCCGTAATGGTTGACTGCTCAGAGTAATCTAAATTAGTCGGGGGGCTTCGGCCCCCCTACTTGTACACGAAAGGAGGTACTTATGGGTAAAGGTATGAAACACTATCTTCGAGATGGAACTGAGCATAAAGGCGCTATGCACAAGATGGCTAATGGAACTTTGCATACAGGCAAAACACATACAGCTAATAGTAAAAAATTATTTCATTTTAAAGATTTGAGTAAAACAGCTCAGAAAAAGGCTAAAGCATAATGGCTAAAATCGACAAATCTAAAATGGCATGTAACAAACCGAAGCGTCAAGTTTCTGGTGGTAAGAAGTTTGTTGTAAAAGCGTGTCAGAATGGTAAAGAAAAAATTATTAGGTTTGGCGATGCGAATATGAAGATTAAAAAGAATCAACCGGGCAGGCGCAAGAATTTTCGTGCAAGGCATGGGTGTGATACACGACCACCCTCCAAGATGACTGCTCGTTATTGGTCGTGTAAGAAGTGGTAATATTATGGCAGCACCAAAAGTAAAATCTAAGAAAGACGCTTGTTATTATAAAGTAAAAGCTCGCTACAAAGTTTGGCCATCAGCATATGCTTCAGGGGCTTTGGCTAAATGTAGAAAGGTAGGTGCAGCTAACTGGGGCAACAGTAAAAAGAAGAAGTGATATGGCAGTAAGAAAAACAGAAGCTGGTGCTAACTTACAAAGATGGTTTAAGGAAAAGTGGGTAGATGTAAGAACAGGCAAGCCGTGCGGAAGACAAAAGGGAGAAAGTCGTGCTTACCCTTATTGCCGCCCGTCTAAGCGAGTATCATCCAAAACCCCCAAAACGTCCAAAGAACTCACGGCTTCTGAAAAACGCAGTCGCTTGGCTCAAAAGAAAAGTTCGAAGAAAGTTGAAAGAGTTACAAGAAAAACGTAATATGAAAAAAGAAAGGCGGTAAAAATGACAAGATGGTTAAGAAACATTCAAGATGGTGAGATTTATGGTTGGAATGAGATTCTAGCTGAAAATCCACTAACTGAAGAAGTTACTGAAGAAGAGGCGTTTCCTGAAAAGCATATGCCTAAAAAACAACGTGGTCGTCCGGCAAAGGTAGATTTAAAAACAGAAGATATTCCTGATCCAAAAGGTGAGACTCCACCTGAGTTAGCTGAAGAAGCTAGTAAAGGTTTAGAGCGAGCTAGAAACGATAAAGGACATTACATTTCTGATGATCCAAATACACCAGAAAACGAAGCATGGGTTGAAAAGAAGTGATATTAAACGATGTAATAACAGAGGCAAGACGAATACTGCAGGATACTTTATCACCGCAAAGATATAGTGATACTGTGTTGTTAGGTTTTGCAAACCAAGCGTTAAAACGTATTGCTGTTTTGCGACCTGATCTTTTTGCTATTATTGCAGATATACCCACTACACAAAACGAAGTAGTGCAATCAATGCCTACTGATTCTATTCGTTTACTAGAAATTTATTCTGTAAAAGATGGTAATGGTGTTATTGAAACTAACAGAGAAATATTAGATCAATCATTACCAACTTGGATGAATACTGCAGCAGGCCCTGCTATTAACTTTATGCGTCATGTTAGAAACGCAAATAAATTTTTTATATATCCAAAAGCTCCAGCTAATCAGACATTAGTGGGTGAGTATGCACAGACCCCACCAGTTTATGATGGTACAACTACAGTTGCTTTACTACCGGATGCTTACTTTCCTGTTGTTATAGATGCTACTGTATTTATAGCTGAGTCTGTAGATAACGAACATGTTAATTCAAATAGAGCACAATTATTCCAAACCTCGTTTACCCAAGCTCTAGGGGTGGCTGCACAAAGCAGAGCTATCACTGATACAGAGCGAGGCGGACTAGATGAGGAGGATGTTGCTTAATGCCTATATACACAAATAGATCATTCTCAGATGTTGTTAATAGACTCTCTCCTAGTGTGCCCGGATGTCCAACGCCTGTTATAGAACAATATGTTCGTGATGCTGCTATAGAAGCATGTGAGCGTACTTTAGCTTGGCGTTATGAACAACCTGCTATTAGGCTAGTTACTGGGGCTTATGATTATGAGTTTGATACTCCTGATGATGCTGAAGTTCATGCGTTTATAACTGCTACTGTTAATGATAAACGTCTTACTCCTGTTACTTTAGAACAGTTGTATGATTTATATCCAAAATGGCCGCATCAAGGAGCTAATGAATATGCTGAACCACGATATGTTACCCAATTAGACCCAGATCATTTTTCTGTAGCACCGCTACCTGATGCTTCTCAGAATTATGATGTGCGTATGATTGTGTGTCTTAAACCATTAAGAACAGCAACAAAGATGGATAAAACATTTTTAGACGAATTAGAAAACGTAATAATGCACGGGGCGTTGCAACATTTGCTAGTGTTGCCTGATAGGACGTTTAGTGATAGAGAACTAGCTTCTTACCATGCAAAACAATTTGCGTATAAATTATCTGAGCGTAGAGCTAGAACTAATTTAGGCGTAGGAAAAGCATCCATGCGGGTGCAAGCACAAAAGTTCGCGTGAGGTAAATTATGGCTGAAACAATAAAAGTAGTACAAGGAGATGAATTACCACAAATCGTTTTAACACTTACAGACGATACGGCTAACTCAGTTTTAAATTTGTCATTATCTACAACTTCTGTTTCTATAAAGTTTAGAAAAAGGGGCACAACAACTACGCTGTCTACAATTAGCACTACAAAGTCTACAGATGGTTCAGATGGTAAAGTTACGTTTAATTTTGCGGGTGGCATACTTGATGTTGAACCCGGAGAGTATGAAGGTGAAATTGTAATTAATTATAATGGAACGCTTCAGACTGTTTATGATTTATTAAAGTTTAGAGTGCGAGCCAGCACTGTTACTGCTTCTACTACTACTTATACTGTAACAGTTGCTAGCGGTACTTTATATGGGGGCGGGTCAGGAAATGTATTTGTTTTAAATGGTTCTAACAACCCAGCGCTGACTTTTACTAGGGGTGTTACTTATGTGTTTGATCAAAGTGATTCGAGTAATGCTGGACATCAGCTTGCGTTTAAAACTTCCGGTGGTGGTGCTTATACAGCGGGCGTTACTACAGTCGGCACTGCGGGTCAGGCCGGAGCTAAAACAACGTTTGTTGTACCTTTAACTGGGACTTTACCTGCTCAATACTATTGTACTTCTCATGGTAACGGTATGGGTAATGTAATTTCTTAATGGCTAATACCAGTATATCAATATCTTCTATTGTAATAACTTCGGTAATAAGTGTATCTGTTGCCGTTTCTTCTGTATCAGCTACTGCTACGTTTCCAGATGCTTCTATTGGTGTATCTGTTACTGGGCAAACTATAAATGCTAGTTATCTTATAGTGCCTACTACTGTTCTTCCTGAGCAGCAAGTTGGGGTGTCTGATGGTGAAGATGAAGTTCAACTTGAAGCAAAACTAACAAAAGATATTGATGCTGTAACTAATGATGAGGCGTTACCTTCCGAGGCTATTAATAAGTTTGACGTTGAGTTAGTTAAAACAGATTCAGTTACTATGGTTGAGTCTCGTGTAAAAGTATTTACAGATTTTATAGATTTTGATCCTACAGATGATGATGTAGACGCAACACCTGTTACTATAGATGAGTCAGCAGCTTTTGATTTATCAAAATCATTTACGGGTGCAGATGATGTAACACCTTCTGAGTCTACTGCAAAATCACCTAACAAGCCCGGCATTACGGCTTCAGTATCTACATCAGAAGCTATCAATCAGCTGCGTCCGCATAAGAACGTCACAGACACAGCAACAACTTCTGAGGCGATTGATCGCTTTGATGTGACAACAGAGCTGACCGATACAGTGTCAGTTACAGAAGAAACAGCTAAATCTTTTACAGTTGCTGATCCAAATGATTCAGTTACAGCTGTGCAATCAAACATAAAAGCATTTACTTCAAATATAGATTTTGATTTGTCAGATGCTGATGTAGACCCTGATCCAGTTACAGCTACTGACCAAATAAATATTTTTGCTGCTACTAAAGGTTTGACCGATACTGCTAGCGTTGTAGAGGCTACAGCTAAAACAGTCGGCAATAATAGTCTTGCTGATACTGCGTCACCAGCAGAAGCAGCAGTTTTTAACACAACAAAACCTGCCATAGCAGATACACTTACTGCAGTAGAAGGTATAAAGTTAGAACCCACTGTACAGTTTACACCAGCAACTTCTGGTGCACAGACGTTTGTTATTACAGTTGTTAGCTCTGGTGGGAACAAGTTTGCTATTGATGGTGTTACGAATCCAGTTTTAGAACTAGCTAGTGGTGTTACTTACACCTTTGATGTTAGTGATAGTAGTGTTTCTGGGCATCCGTTGCGTTTTAAAGATGGTTCTACTTCCTACACCGATGGGGTTACAGTAAGTGGTACAGCAGGTCAGTCAGGTGCGACTGTAACATTTACAGTGCCTAATGATGCACCTACGTCAACTTTACTTTATTACTGTACAGTTCATGGTAACGCTATGGGCAACAGTATTTCTGTGCCTAACAGCCTAACTGCAAACCAAGTTCTTGCTGTAGAAGCTGCTGTATTTAGTATGCAATCAGTTTTTGCACATTCTGCGTCAGTTACAGAAAGTATAAATACTAGTCTAATACTTGGTGAATCAGATTTTGCGTACCCTAGTCAAGTTTACATGCACGATACTGATTCTAATAATTCAAGTATTAGAGGTTATCATAGAGGTTTAGGTGAAGCAGGAGTAGCTTTTGTACAAGATGTGTATAGACACAGAATTACAGACTTTACAGGTATTTTAGGTCAAGACGACAGTTTACTTAACAGTGCAGTAATTTTGGATTCCGCAGTCGATGGTGACGGTAGGGATGAGTTCGTTGGTATTCTAGGCTCTGCGGGGCTTATAAACCAACCTCGTATTAATGGACAAAGCATAACTTATGCAGAAACAAGTTCTGCTGGACTATTAGTTAATTTCATATATACTGATACAGACGATACTGAACTAGGTGGTCATTTCTTAAATGAGACACCACTTTGTGCAGGACGACACATTTAGAAAAGGAGATGGGTATGATAAATGATACTATCAAAGTAACAGGTGAACTAAAGATCACTGTTACAAAACCTGACGGTAACGTACATGAAACGGTTGTACCTAACATTGTTGTTACTGATGGTAAAGAATATATTGCGTCACGAATGAAAGACGCATCAGCTACAGCTATGAGTCACATGGCTATCGGTACTGGCAGCACCGCTGCAGCCGCTGGCGATGCAGCTCTAGGAACTGAAGCTGGTCGAGTAGCACTTACATCAACTACTGTAACAAGTAACGCTGTTGCCTACGTTGCAACATTTGCTGCTGGTACAGGAACGGGTGCAATTACAGAGGCTGGAATATTTAACGCATCATCAAGTGGTACACTTCTGTGTAGAACTGTTTTCTCAGTAATTAACAAAGGGGCTGCAGATACATTAGGTATTACTTGGACTGTTACTGTAAACTAAGGAGTAAGCTATGAGTGTAAAATTCTCAAACAATGGACACTCCACACTAGCAGCTAGCTTAGCTTCAAATGCTACAAGCATAACTGTTGCGAGTGGACATGGCGCTCGTTTTCCATCTCTTTCGAGTGGCGAGTATTTTTACGCTACATTAATTGATGCTTCAAACAATCTTGAGATTGTTAAAGTAACAGCCAGATCGTCTGATGTTCTTACAGCAACTCGTGCCCAAGAAGGTACAACAGCAAGAGCATATGCTATTGGTGATCGAATTGAACTTCGTGTAACAGCACAAGGACTTGTTGATGCTACTAACATAGATAACATCGTACCATCTCAATCTGGCAACAGCGGTAAATTTCTTACAACTGATGGAACAAACGTATCTTTTGCAGCAGTTAATTTAACTAACATTTCTGCTACAAGCGTAAGTGCTGATACATTTAGTGTAGGTAGCGTTCAGACAAAACCACTGTTTCAGATAATAGCTATTGATAGTGCTACTGCTACAGGCATTAACAATACAAGCTGGAATGCGATAGCCGGTACAGAAGCGACTGTTACAATTAGTAAAGCAAACACTCTGCGCCAGTATTTAGTTCAGATTCCGGGTGAAGTTGATAGTAACGCTGGTAACGTGTTCGCTAAAGTTTATCGTAAAGTTGATTCCGGTTCATATGCGGCAGCAAGTACTACTACAAATTTAAACTTTCCTGCTAATACTGGTAATGGAACATTGAACAGTGTAGTTCAATTTATTGATACGCAGACTTACAATGCAGGACAAGTTATTAAATATCAAGTTTATGTGAGAGTTCAGGTCAGTAGCGCAAGCCTTGAACTGGGACAAAACAACTTATCAGGAAACACTGGTATAGATAACAATATGCAAGGTTTCTTGATGGAATACGATAACTCGTGAGGTAATTATGGCTAGTATACAAACAAAAACACTTAACGCTTTGATGCCTAACACTAGTTATGTAACTCAAGGTACAATTTCTAAAGCAGAAGATTTAGCAACTGTTATTCAATTTGTAACAGGCGCAGATTCAGCCGGAACAGCAATAACTCAGGCATGGGATGAAAGCAATGATAAGTACTCTCCGTTTACTTACGCAGAGTACACAGCAAAATACACAGAAGTTGAAAACGCAGAACCTATGAGGTTATTGCGTGTAGAGCGTAATAAAAAATTAACTGAAACAGATTGGTGGGCTAGTTCTGATCTAACTATGACTGATGAGCAAAAAAAGTATAGGCAAGATTTGCGAGACATTACAGAGTCAGCCACATCGCTTGATGATGTAACATGGCCAACGAAACCGGAGTAGCGATATGGGAGTCAAAGTAACAAACAACGCATTTGGAACTATATCAGCTGGCATTAATACTTCTGCTACCACTATTGTTCTTGATACAGGACAGGGTGCACGTTTTCCAGCACTTGGTTCTGGCGAGTATTTTTTTGGTACTCTCATTGATACTAGTAATAATTTAGAAATTGTAAAAGTTACCGCACGTTCTACAGATTCTATGACTGTAACTCGTGCTCAAGATAACACTACAGCTCGTGCTTTTGCTATTGGTGACAGATTTGAGCTTAGACCTACCGCTGCATTATTTGAAGCTTTACAATCTGAATCAGCTGTTTCAGATGGAGACTACGGTGATATTACTGTTAGTAGCTCTGGAGCTACATACACTATAGATAATGGAGCAGTAACAGCTGCAAAACTAGCTAGCACTTTAGATTTATCAAGTAAGACTATAAAACTTCCTGCCGATGTAGACGGAGAACAAGGATTTATTGTTAATTCTAGGTCTTATACTTCAGGTTACGGTAGCGGGGCTAGAACTTCCTCTTCAAGCGCATCTTGGAATACAATCACCATAGATGGTACTAACAAAGACGCATTCGCACCATCTGATAATGGTAACATTCGGGCGTATGTAAAACGCCGAAATGATACACACCTTCGTATAAAAGGTTGGTTTCCTATGTATAATGATACCGGCGGTTCAGGTTGTGGTATTAGAGTTCAAATGTGCTTGTCAGGTACATCAAGTACATATCAGCAAGGTGCGAATTATTTTACGGTTGGGTTAAATTCAGAAGGTATGGCTCACGGTTGGGGTATGGACGGTTATGGCGGTAATACAACCGCTGTTATACCTTTTTATTATGATACTGCTCACGGCGGCGGAACTGCACAAAGCAACACTGACACAGCAAATGTTCTAGCGTATACCGGTACACTTATGTTTTTCTTTCAAGGGTATGTATGGAGTACTGGTGATACCGTTTATTGGCTTGATTACAGTAATCTCTACCCTAAAAGCGGCATGTGGGTTGTAGAGGAGTATATAGCATGATTAAATTTGAGCCACCTGTTGAAGTTAAAGCCGCACGAGCACTTGGCCCTAACGGCGGTTGGTGTCTTTCGGGTGAAATGACATACGATGATCTAGTATGGTATGAAGATGAAGCCGGTGTTTCTAAACCTACCGAAGAAGAGTGGAACGCAAAAATAAAAGAGTTATCAGGTGGATAGGAAAGAGATCAGGCGAACACCTCTTGTTATGATGCCGGATGGTAAGTTTATGCGGGGTGATGAGTTTGTAAGTGAAGGTGTGGTTGTTGAGGAACCACCTCTTTATGAAAAACCGCCAGTCGTAGAAGACCAAACAGCAGCGGTATTGGGGCAAGATGAATAAGAAACGTATGACAACAGCAGAGATTAATACCGAGTTACTACAGCATGAAGCTGTTTGTGCTGAACGGTATGAAATGATTCTGTTTAGAATTAACAGATTAGAGCGTGTGTTACTAGGATCAGCAGGTGCTATTATAGTAATTCTACTTTCTATAATTATAACACTAACAACATAAGGAGGTGATTAGATGAATGCAAAAGAGATGCAAGCTTTACAAGCAGAAGCAACTAAAGCGTTTAAAAACCCTAAAACTAGGCTCTCTAAGAATTTAACTATTCATCGTCAAAGATATGTTAACCAAAACAAGAAAAAGAAAACAAAATAAGGAGGTGATCAAATGCCGGGTTTTAAAATGAAAGATAAAAAGAAGCTGAAGATGGGCACACAGCTGTATGGTTATGGTGGTGAAGTAAAGAAGAAAAAGAAAGTCATGTATAAGGATGGTAGAGAAGTGCCAGAACTTACTAAGGCTCAAAAGACATTGCCAGATGCACTAAAGGATCAGATTATCCGATCAAAGAAAAAGAAGATGGATAAGAAGAAAGGTTAGGTATGTCCTGTGTTAGAATATGTAGCAGCAGCAAATGCGGCATACGCCGTTATCCGCAAGGCAGTTGAAAACGGCCGCGAACTAACTTCTGTTGGTAAACAGATTGCCGCTTTTACACATGCTACAGATGATCTAGCCAAACATGCAAACAAGAAAAAGAACAGTATATGGTCAAACTTTACTGGAAAGGATGAGAGCGATTTAGAAGAGTTTATGGCTCTCGAAGAAATAAAACAAAAAGAAAATGAACTAAAACAAATGATGATATATCTAGGCAGACCCGGTTTACATAGTGATTATGTGCGGTTCTGCGTAGAAGCTAGAAAGAAAAGGCAAGAAGCAGCAAGAGAAAAAGAACGCCAGTGGGCTGCATTTGTAGAAAGCCTTCAAACGTGGTTCTTAATAATATTATTTGTGGTATTAGGGTTAGGATTGTTAGTAGGTGGTGTCTGGATTCTTAGAGCTAAGGGGATTATTTGATGCCAAAGAAACTACAAAAAGAATCTATATATGCTGAGTACGATCAAGATGGTGACGGTATAGTTACTGATGAAGAACTTGGTCATGTCAAAGAAATCAAACAAACAGAAGATGCTACACGAAAAAACCTAGCTCAACTTAGGATGGCTAGGTTTTCTTTAATTGCAATGGGGGCGTTCACCCTTGCTATGTTTTTTATCCCATTAGAAAGAGTAACTGCATTATCCGACATAAGTAACCTGTTTTACCTTACAGGTGGGGGTATTGTTGCAGCTTATATGGGTACAACTGCATGGGTGCAAAAGAAATAAAATATGGTATAAACAGATGTTATGGCTACAAAACTAAATGAAAATACTGAGGTTGCACTACCACTTAGAAATATTGTCACTATGGTGGCAGCAGCTTCTGTTGCGACATGGGCGTACTTTGGAATTATAGAACGGCTAAATCAAATGGAAACAAGTATTACCATGATGGAAGCCGA